CAGAAGAGAAGGGTTTGAAGACAAGGTTTCCTACCTGTTCATTAACAGCAGTGAACCTTGTTCAACAAATACTTCGTCGAGTCGCGGACCATGTTATGATTCGCGACCCGAGATTTTCGGAGGCGTTAGGAGGTGACCTCCGGGTGGATATGAGGGGCGAGCAAGGTCCTTGGGATTCCCAGGACGCTACAGCCGCCACTGACTACCACCCGGAGTGGCTAACAAGGGGCTTCTACGAAGAGCTAGCGGACCGCTACTCTTCGCTGGCGCCGTACAGACGTTGGTTTTCCAAGCTGTTTGGCCCCAAGAAGATCCTTACTTGCGACCCGACTCTTTGTGAGCCGGTGTCACTCCTAACACACTATCCGAAGGCCCCATTGCTGGACGATAAACACGCCGAGATGTTTCACGGCGTTAAAGTCAAGAAAATGGGGCCGGGCCTGACAGGTCTGGGTCACGCCGAGGACATACTCCTTTATTGGAATGACTGGCTCGACGACCTGAACGGCCTACCGGGTACGATTACAACCACGGGGCAGATGATGGGAGATCCCACATCTTTCCCCCCCCTCATGTTGGTTACTCTGTGTTCCGCAGAGCAGACACTTGAGGTTTACCCCTACACTCCAAAGGAGCGCAGGAGATGGTATCGTGGTTTAAACCGTACCGATGCCAAGCTGAAGGGAATAGGCGATGACGCCGTACTCCCGCGCTGGACCAGGGCTCGGCGAACTTTGTATTATACAAAGTTGGAAGAGCTTTCCGTGAAAGTTTCATGGAAAAAGTGCTTCTACCATCTGTCGAGGGGTATCATTGCTGAAATCCCTCTCCAGAACGGGTTCGAAGTTCCTTTCTGGCCTACGTCAGTCTTGGTGGCACCTCCTGGAGGTAGCAAGGGTCACGTAACGTGGGTTTCTCAACCCACCGCCTTTGGCGGTGATCCCTCGCGTCCTACAAGGAGGATACCCAAGTTCTTTTGGAAGTTATCCCCGTATTATTATACGTGGATGCTTGCTCAACGACTTGGGTTGCCTTTGGGCGCACCAGAAGCCTACGGTGGGATTGGTCTTACCATCTCACCGAAGAGAGCTTCTCTGCGTCACGTACAGTGGCTGTCCTACCTTTCACAACG